CGTTTACCGAAGATTTAGAGCTTAGCTCGAGATCGAGACCGGAAAGACGTGGTTTTGTTAACCAACCGCCCCATAGTCCCTTTTGATCTCTTACTGTGTTTCTTGCTACCGCCTTTTGGCCGATTCTTCCAACTGAGACCTAACACCTTGACTCTGAGTTTTAGTATTCTAGACGCCAGAGGTTTCTTAACGATTCCTCCTAAGGCATCTAAACTAAAAGGATCAGGCAGGGATGCCACATCTCGGGTTGAAAACTTCCAGATAGGAATAACTCTCCCAAGCAGGGTAATAAGCCCTCGGGAATTCAGTTTTCCGTCTAAAAGGTAACGACCAAACCGTTCCAATAGCCCTACATGACTATTGTTAGTCAAGGTAACTTGCATCCTACTCTTCAACACGGTCCGCAGAAGACCTAACGGATCAAAAGTCCGAAGGTTTTGTTCATACGTTTCCATGGAAGTCAGATACGAGCTAGCTCGGGCGCTCACACTAACAAGTGATTGACCGATTGTTCGCGAAACTGATTTGACCCTTCTTTCCGTTATAGGAGTATCAACCAAATTGGTATTTGGCCTAACTGCCGTACTGGTAGAAGAAAATAGGCTTTCAAATTCACGTTCAAAAGGACCACCTGGTAACATGAGTATAGTTAGCAGGTTGGCTAATCTGGTATTACCCAGTTTCACCATACATTGCGTTAGCTTAGCTACGGAATGGTATCCCATTTTGTATCCCCGAACCACATCTGCTAAACGCAGACTAGGTATGTATCGCTTAACACGAGCTATCAGCTCGGAAAACGCTGGTAATGACCCAAGGGCCACCCAGTACTCTCTTATCGAAATAGGAGAGCAATCCACACCGGAAACGTAAAACCGTTTCGCGAATTCGAATGATCCATTGGAACTTATGAGGGACTTGTGCATACCAATCTTCACATGAAGTTGGTCACAGAGGTCCTTGTAAGCCATAGCAACGTCTCTACCAAGTATGACAACGTCATCACCTAGTAAGGCGTACCATGGATACCATCCTTTGTATCCTGCATTGGCTGCCGCTTGCTGTACCAGTATGTGGTGCGATAAAGAAAACATCGCCCACGACGAGTACAGGCCCATAGGCTGGCCGGCCCGGTAACTTAGAGCATCTCCTCTCGGAATGATCGTAATACCTCTTGTATAATATCGAGGTAAAACTAGAAGATCACGCCACGTCTCCGCGAACCTTCGGTTCGTAAGACGTGTCAATATCTCTACTTGGTACCACACTGGGAACCGGTCCGTTGCTGCACTGAGGTCAAACGAATAGACCGAAGGCCAACGATTGGTACTCTCATAGTCTTTAAGTATCTTGGACGCGAGAGCCTGTATGGGCTTCTCCTGTTTCCAAGTCCCGTCTTGGGGAATCTCCCCAAGTCGTTTATACAAAATCCTATGCAAGGGGTACAACATACATTGTATCCACCAGGTTCCCATCGCGACAATTCGCATCTTACCCGCGGGTTCAGGAATAACATGAAGACGCCCTAAAGTTAAGTTCTTCAAGAAGTTAGCTAAGGGAGCCGTACGCCACTCTGTGGTCTTACTTCCGGACTCACCCCTTTTAAGCGTTTTTCCAAAGAGGGTTGCGAAACCCTTTTGTACACCAGCGACTCTATCCTTTTTGGATTCAAGCCGAAGCGTTTGGACGACCTTAGGGTCCCTAAAATCGTGCTTGGCCGTTGTGGCCGCTAACTCTATGAGCCCCAGGAGATCAAGCTGACCAGTAAGCATTGCAAATGCTCTGACAGCCCCTCCAAAAGGGGTCTCACGGACGTTCCAGATCTTTAAGGCATCCCATGCCAGGGCCCAGAAGCCCCCTACCCCTCCTGGTACATTAGCACCAGAGGTTAGTAGGGCCTTCGGTCGGAAAATTAAATCCGAGCGAAGGTCAATGGAAGATAGGGCTCGATGCCCTATTCCAGAAGAGACTTGTGTGTTGTTTAACTGCCCTAACAATTCCTGTAATGTTACGTTTACACGGTGTATCGGTCCCACTCCTGGTTCAATGATCGATTTGAAAGAGGGTCTCCCTCTGACATCGATAATCCTGTATAGGCCGAGAAGGCTTAGCCAGAA